TTGCGAGTCTCTTTACCACTGATACTGGTGTAGAGGTTTTAAAGTATTTGCGTTCTATAACTATTGAATTAGTTAATGGCGCGAATGTAAGTGATGCTGAGTTGCGTCACTTAGAGGGTCAACGATACTTAGTTGGCTTAATTGAGCAACGCATACAACAAGGTCATAGGGCGAAAAATGAACAGTGAAGAAGATACCCAAGAGGTAATAGAGACTGCGGCTGACTCTGTTCCAGAACGTGTCGTAGCGCAAGTAGCACAAGACAATAGCTGGTTGCCAGAAAAATTTAAAACACCAGAAGATTTGTTGTCTTCATATAACGCTTTGGAATCTAAACTAGGTAGTTCTAGGGAGGATATTGAAGCCGAGATTATGTCTGGGCTTGAGTCTGAAGCTTATGCAGATAGGCCAGAATCTATTGGTGATTATCAAATACCAGAAGTTTTAGATGTAGAAGCTGTTGCAGATAATGAGCTTCTCAACTGGTGGGCTGAACATTCTTTTGAAAGCGGCTTTAGTCAAGAGCAGTTTGAAGAAGGAATTAAAATATACGCTGAAGCTCAGTCAAGCAGTATGCCTGATATGGATGCTGAGTATAATAGGCTTGGTGACAATGCTGAAGCTCGTATTGAGTCTGCTAGTTTGTTTGCTAATAAGTTTTTCCCAGAAGATGCGATGCCTGCTATTGAGCGAATGTGCGAAACAGCAGACGGTATTTTTGCATTGGAGGCTATGATGCAAGCTGTAAGAGACGATACTGGTGGTGGGAACACTCAAAGTGCTGGTCGTATAAACGAAGATACTTTAAAACAAATGATGCTAGACCCACGCTATCACGACCCTGCTCGTAGAGAAAAAGAGTTTGTTCGTCAGGTAGATGAGGGTTGGAAAACATTATTTAGATGATTACCACTAGCTTAGTGGACTCACCCCCACTGTCTTTGCATCATGCAACAATGCAAGATGTATTAGATATATATGATAATTTAAGACCTAACGACATTAAGGAGTGTGAGATATTTGGTTTCACACCCCTTGATGCTTTGTCTCATGTCTTTGAAATAGAAGGACATTACACCTACGCAATTAAAAAAGACGATGTTTGTATTGCAATGTGTGGAACTGTTCCTCTCGAAGATGGCAGGGGCAGTGTGTGGATGCTTGGAACTGAAGGCATAAACACATACGCAAAACCGTTTGTTCGCAAGTGTAAGGAGGTCATTACCTTGCTTCAAGGCGACTACGACATCATTGAAAACATATGTCCAGTAGGGCATGACGAAACAATTATGTGGTTATCTTGGTGTGGATTTGTTTTCCACGAACAGCGTGAAGATGTAAATGGTTATGAAATGTTGCGATTTGTGCGTTGCAAAGATGAAAAAAGTCAAGCATATTACACTCAACGGCCTGTGTATCACTGAGCGACCCGCAAGGACAATCGTGCCGAAGTAGAGAAAGCAGACAACCGATACAACTGTAAACTCTAACTTAGGAGCTAGTAATGGCTAATACTATTGACCAAGCCTTTATTAAGCAGTTCGAGTCCGAAGTCCATATGGCTTATCAGCGTATGGGTTCAAAGTTACGGAATACTGTGCGTACTGTTGCGAATGTTCGCGGCAACACAGTTCGTTTCCAGAAAATCGGAACTGGCTCTGCTTCTACCAAATCACGAAATGGTATGGTAACACCGATGGAATTGGATCACACCAATGTCGAAGCGACTATGGCTGACTATTATGCGGCTGAGTACATCGACAAATTGGATGAACTCAAGACCAACATTGATGAACGCCAAGCTGTAGCAAAATCTGCGGCGGCTGCATTGGGTCGTAAGACAGATGAAATTCTTGTGACCGCAATGGATGCTGGTGCAAATGCTACTCAAATTGGTACAACTGGTGCGGCTGTTTCTAAAGCCAATCTGTTGACACTGTTTGAAACATTTGGCACAGGGAACATTCCAGAGGACGGTGGGCGTTATCTAGCGATGCACCCAGCAGGGTTCGCTGATTTGTTTAACATCAATGAATTTGCTTCATCAGATTACGTTGGGGAACAAAATCTTCCGTATGCTGGTGGTATGACCATGAAGCAATTCTTGGGTTTCAATATCTTTTCAACATCTGCGATTACCGCAGGGAAGAACATTTCTTATCATACTTCTTCTGTTGGTTTGGGTATTGGTGCTGATGTGACCACCGAACTGAATTATGTTCCAGAGCGTGTGGCACACCTTGCAACATCTATGATGTCCATGGGTTCTGTTGTCATTGATGACAACGGCATCTATGAAGTCCTAGACAATAACTAAGAGGAGACTTTTAAATGGCTTATGCATCTTCTGGTCTTACTCGTATGGCAGGTGGGGGCGGCTACAATGTTTGGATGTACGCTTCTGCTGACGCTATCGCTGATGTGAATACTGAAGGTTACTTCAATAACGCATCGACCATGGTTAATGTTGGCGACGTTATGTTCGTGTATGACACAGCAACACCTACAGTGAATATTGTAACTGTTCTGTCTAATACTGCGGCTGGTGTCGTTGACGTTTCAGACGGCACTGCTATCAGTGTCGCTGACGCTGACTAAAGGATTGGGAGGGGTCAAGGTATTAACTTACCCCTCCCTAACCTATCATGGCAACAACTAGCACCACCGCCAACTCTGGCGTAGACATTTGTTCGAGAGCGTTAATCTTGATTGGCGCACAGCCAATTACTTCTTTTGGTGACGGAACAACTGAGTCTACTGTTGCTGTTAATATGTATGAAGACATTGTTCGCAATGCTCTGACAAATACAAGGTGGCGGTTTGCTACCAATCAGCAAACTCTTAACCTTCTTACTGCCGCGCCTACTGGCAGATGGTCAGCCGCGCATCAGATACCTACTGATTCTTTAATGATACATGCGGTCACTGTAAATGATTCGCCTATAGAGTATGCTATCTATGGTGATAAAGTCTTTAGTGATACCAGTACAACTAACACAGTTATAGCTGACTATACCTATAGACCAGACGAATCTCGTTGGCCTTCATATTTCACTCTTGCTGTTGAATATTCTATTGCGATTGTGTTTGCGACTTCATTAGCTAGAGATTCTTCTATGGCTACCCTTATGCAGAATTTAGCTGATAAAGCTATGATCAAAGCTAGGAATCTTGACTCACAGCAACAGACAACAAGGAAGTTGACTACCTCAAGGTTCATTGCTGAAAGGCGTAGCTAATGCCTAGAATAAGAGTACCACTTAGCAACTTTCAATTTGGCGAAGTCAGTCCTTCACTTATCACTAGAACTGACACTAATGTTTATATCAATGCCGCGCAAAGACTAGAGAACTTCTTTATTAAAAACGAAGGCGGCATCCTTAAAAGATTTGGCACTAAAGCTATCTATGAATTTGATACTGTTCCTGATTTAAACAACAAGGTTCAGCAACATAGACTTGTGCCATTTATATTTTCTGACGATGAAAGATATATAGTTTCTTTAGAGAACGCTAAGATTAGATGTTTTCAAATAAGCCCTACCACTGGAAATGTAAGTCTGGTATCTACTGTCACGCAAGATGTTGACGGTGATGCGCTACCATTTACTGACAGCATCTTGCACGAAGTTACATACGCACAATCAGGCGATGTAATGTTTATTAGCCATAACAGTTTTCAGACAAGAGAGCTTAGAAGAACTAGCTTAACTGACTTTGAGGTTAGCTCTTTTCTTTTTGAGACAAGCTCTGACGGTAACACAACTTTCCAGCCATACTATAGCTTCCAAGAAACTGGCGTTACTCTTGATCCATCGGCATCTACTGGTAACAATATTACCCTTACAACAAGCTCTAACTACTTTGATACAACTGGTACGCAAACTGGCGGTAATTATCCTGACTCAAAACATATTGGGGTTGTTTTAAAATACGCTAAGACTGAAATTGAAATCAAAAGTGTGCAAAGCGCGACTCAAGCTACTGGCGATATATTTGGAACAATTCAAATTGATTTAGACATTGACGCTTTTAGAAGTGTTGATGGCACTGCCGATCTTGAAGTTACTCATATTGAGCATGGTTTAAAAGTTGGCGACACAATAGAAATATCTAGGGCTGGTTCTATTGCTGGTATTACTGCTGGTAGTATTAACGGTAGTAGAAACGTACAAGAAGTTATTGACGCAAACCATTACTTTATAACCGCAGGAACAAACGCTAACGCTTCTATAGACGGTGGTGGTGCGCCAAGAATAACAACTCATGCACCTACTATTAACTGGAAAGAACAATCATATAGTTCTTATCGAGGTTTCCCTGCGGCAGTTACCTTCCATGAAAACAGACTGTGGTTTGGCGGCACTGTCGGACAGCCTGATGGTATATGGGCTAGTCGCTCTAGCGAATACTTTAACTTTGATGTTGGCGATGCTGAAGATAATGATGCGTTAGATTTAACTGCAAGCATTGGTGAGATTAACGCAATACGCCATATTGTTTCAAACCGTGATTTGCAGATATTCACTTCAACATCTGAGTTTTATATTCCGTCACTATTGAACGAACCTATTACCGCAACAAACGCTCAGATTAAAAGACAGACACCTTTTGGCTCTAGTTTTGTTCGACCATTATCTTATGATGGTGCGACTATCTATGTCCAAAAGAACGGCTCAGTCGTTAGGGAATATCTATTCTCTGACGCAGAGGCGGCATATGTTAGTTCCGCAGTTTCTACGTTGTCGCCTCACCTAATTAAATCTCCCATTCAAATGTCTGTGTTGAATGGTGC